TGTTTTACATGGAGAAATGGCCCTAATGGATGTGCGTATATGCGATACAGATGGCCTAGTTCTGGACAAACAACTTGGTATAATTCAAGCGATATTCAAGGCATAAATCCAGGTAAACAAAAGACCAATGCCCTTATAAATACTTTTGATCCAATAGACCCTACTAGTCAATCTACAGAGTTTATAGTCGTTCATGGAACAGCTTACTCAAACGTTAGATTTTTTAGAATGACAGGTGCTGGAGCGTTGAGCACATCAGGTGGGTTTTCAATGACCCAACTGGGAACAAACAATGCGTATTATGCAACAACAGCATTAGATAGGGCTAATAATACTGCTTACATATATGACAGTGACCAGGATGTTATAATTAAATGGAATTATGCAACTAATACAGTTTCTACATATACGGTTACTTTACCTGGTGGTCTTAACCTTACTCAAATATCTAATCCAATGGTTTTTCTTAATGGCTACTTGTATTTATGGTTATATTGCAATCATAACTCAAATGGTGGCATTTTTCTAACCAGAATGGACGCAAGTAATTTAAGTTCAACTACAGCATATAAAATATTTAATACGCAAGGAACTAGAAGTTTAGACGGTGGTGCAATGAATATGGTTGAAGGGCCAAACAGTGCAACTGGTGAGACTGATTTATTGAGTTTGGCTTTTAGTTATAGGTCTGCTGCTAGTGGAAGCTACACTGATGCGATAATTGCTAATATGTTGTTTACAGATATTCCACAATTGGCAAGTTTTGGAGCAGTTGGCGCTAAATTAAATGTGCAAAGCGCTACTGTAACAGTGGCGTCTTCTTCTTATTACGATGGTCAAGTAAGTAAATTTACCAATGCCAGCAGTCAAGGCTCTTTTTTACTAAGTGATATTTACACTGGTAATCAAGGTACAGGTTATCCAGGTACACAATTTTGGTCTAATCATTGGAACTCGCGAAGTCCATATGGGTTTGGAACGCAAACAAAAACAACATTATAACTTTGGAGAAAAAAATGTATGTTAAAATAGTTGATGGGGCAGTAGATACCTACCCATATACAGTGGCAAATTTAAGAGAAGAAAATCCTAATACTTCTTTTAATAAGAGTATAAGTGATGAAGAATTTGCTAGTTATGGAGTATTACCAGTAACTTATGCAGACCCACCAAGTTACACCCAAAGAACACAGTATCTATCACAAGACGAAACACCTTCACTAGTGGATGGAGCTTGGACAATTACATTTACAGTTATGACAAAAACCTCTGAGCAAATTGCTGAATATGATACAGCTATAGCCTCAAATAATAGAGGAGAAAGAGATTTTAAGTTAGGGCAAACAGACTTTTATGCGCTTTCTGACGTTACAATGTCTAGCGAAATGACCACGTATCGCCAAGCCTTGCGAGATATTACAGCGCATGAAAACTGGCCTAACTTGGAAGATGCTGATTGGCCTACCGCGCCGTAATTATACAAGTACTAGATACTATGGTAATTTGTATGTGTAAGTATAACGTGAGGCGCGTATGGCACTTGTAGACTTGAAAATCCCACCCGGAGTATATCGAAACGGAACGGATTTGCAGGGCGAAGGTCGATGGCGCGACGTTAACTTAGTGCGTTGGCATGACGGCCTGATGCGCCCCGTCGGCGGTTGGCGTAAGAAATCAACCTCTGCCGCGCCCAACAAACTACGAGGAATGCTTGCCTGGACAGACAATAGCAGCAACCGATACATAGCGTCCGGCACTTACAACAAGCTTTTTGCTTATACTAATGCAGGCGTGAAGTATGACATTACGCCAGTTGGGTTAAGCGCGGGTCGAGAAGATGCGGCGGCGTTTACGGCGTATGGTTCTGGCTTATATGGCTCTCTGGCTTACGGCGTCGCAAGGCAAGACACAACAAACATATTGTCTGCAACCGTGTGGAATTTACAACCTTGGGGCGAGCGTTTGTTAGCTCAAAATGCCGACGATGGTAAGATTTATGAGTGGGCTTTAAACACTGGCACCCCTGCCGCATTACTAAGCAACGCCCCTACTGGTAACGAGGCAATACTTGTCACTGACGAGCGATTTGTTTTTGCTTTGGGCGCAGGCGGCAATCCTCGAAAAGTGCAATGGTCAGACCGCGAAGATAACAACACTTGGACGCCTGCCACCACAAATGAAGCAGGAGACTTAGAGATTGCGACTACTGGCACGATTATGGCGGGAGTTAACGTGCGCGGCCAAGCGTTAATCCTAACGACAAGAGACGCACACGCGGCAACCTACCAAGGACCGCCATACGTTTACGGCATAGAACGCGTCGGCACGTCTTGCGGCCTAGCGGCTGCGTTGGCTTGCGTCGTGGTAGATCAGGGCGCGGTCTGGATGGGCGTAAACTCATTCTTTGCGTATAATGGCAGTTCAGTTGCAGAGCTAAACAGCGAAGTTAGCGACTACGTGTTTAACGACATAAACAAAGCGCAGATCAGCAAAGTGTTTGGCGTTTCTAACAGTCTCTACAATGAGATTTGGTGGTACTACCCCAGCTCTGGCTCTACAGAAAATGACCGATACGTTGTTTATAACTACTCAGAAAATACCTGGTACATTGGTGATTTAGACCGCACGGCAGGCGTGGACCGAGGCGCGTTTAGGCAGCCCATGCTCGCGGATGCTAGTGATATGTATGTTTATGAGCATGAGGTCGGTTTCGATTATGGCTCCCTTACGCCGTTTGCCGAAACTGGCCCATTTAGGATTGGTACTGGCGATAATGTCATAAGCGTAACCGAGTTGATCCCAGATGAGAAAAACCAAGGCGATGTAAACGCTACGTTTAAGTCAAGGTTTTATCCAAATGGCACCGAAAGGAGCTACGGCCCCTTCTCGCTTACTAACCCCACGAGCGTAAGATTTACTGGCAGACAGTTGCGTTTGCGCGTTGAGGGTCAAACACTGACTGATTGGCGTGTGGGTATCAATCGAGTTGACGCGGTAGCCGGAGGGCGCAGATGAGCCAGTACGCGCCAGAGCCGTATGGTGGAGATTGGAAGGATTGGGCACGCAGATTAAACGTGTTTCTCAATAGAACTCAGTCAGCCCTAGTCCAGCAAACTGGTGGGGAAACGGCTAAAGAAGATGGCTACCTGATGTTTGACCGTTCTACTGTTAAGCCAGTGATTAGCCAATCTGGTGCTTTTAAGGAAGTTGTCGTTAAGCAATCCGTTCCAGCTAGTAGCGTCGGCGCATCGGGTGATACCGCCGGCCTCGTTAGCTGGGACACGAATTACATTTACGTCTGCACGGCGTCGCACGACGGTAGTGCTAACATTTGGAAGCGTGTCGCTCTCAGTGGAGGTGCGTTTTGATGCACCCGGAGTTTGAAAGATGCAAACCACACATAGAAGCAGCCTTGCAATATAGCGGCGGCACCCATGACATAATTGATATTTACGAGGGTCTCCACAACGGCACCATGCAATTGTGGCCTGCCGAGAAAAGCTGCCTGGTCACTGAGATTATAAAATATCCAAAGAAAAAAGTCTTGAATGTTTTTCTTGGCGGGGGCGATCTCACCGAAATTTTGAGCATGCACTCGGATGTAATAAGTTGGGCAAAACAGCAGGGCTGCACGGCGCTAAACATGACCGGGCGGTTTGGGTGGAAAAAACCATTAGCTGAGTATGGCTGGAAGCCACTGCATTCAAGCTACGCGAAGGAGATATAAATGAGCAAGGGTGGAAAAACTACAAGCGTAGAAATCCCAGATTATATAGAAGATGCGGCAAGGAATAATCTAGCGCGTGCAGACATAATAAGCAAATTAGGTTATGTACCACAAAGCTTTGGCCCCACAGTCGCGGCTTTTACGCCTATGCAAATGTCTGCGTTTGGCAACACAGCACAAGCGGCTGATGCGTTTGGTTTAGGCACCCCGGCAGGCGCAGATATATACGGCGGCATGGGTGCACCGACAGAGTATGCGAATGGCGTTAGAGCCTACAGCGCCGCGCCTTTGTTTAATCAGTCAATGGCAGATTTTGCG